AAAACAAGTCCAGCGCCGCCAATTGTCCAGACTTCTTTCTGGTACTTAACAATTGGTACAGGAGCCTCAGGACTTAAACGTTCTGAAGTTCCGTAGATATATTTGTCAACGATTACATCGCCAAGAACTAATACTTTCATAATACTATTATACTATCTTTTAGACTAGTTGTCAAGTAAATTAATTGTTTGAAATACAGTTTCTAATTTACTAAGATTAATTTTACTTTGTAGAGTGTTACGTAAGCCATGGTGCAACGGCTTTGGCCATTTGGTAAAACTACACCATGCATAGCCATCATGTTCTCTATTTAGAATTGGAATAAATTCATCTTGAACAACACAAAGATATGTGTGAAAAATAAACTTTTTATCGTTACTAAGAAAGCTTTCTAAAGGAAGTGTTTTTTTAATAGTAACACCGTCCCCTATTTCTTCCTCAATCTCACGTTTAAGTCCTTCCCACGGGGTCTCAGTACCTTCATTGGTACCGCCTACTAGTCCCCAGACATTAGACTTTTTGCCACCTGATCGATGTAAGAATAAGAATCTATTTGTAGATAAGGTATAAAATAATGCACCGCTGCATACAATACTTGCGTTCATACAAGTAATTAGCCAGCGAGTTCAATTCTCCATGCACCAACTGGATAGTCGCCGTCTATACTTAATAACCATTCGTCGTTAGCAAATCTATATTGTGTTTGCGTATTAAGATTAGTTGTATATGTAATAGCAGTAGCTGCTGAAGCATCAAATATAATGTTCCATTTTGTTCCATCCCATTCAACTATATCATTTATACTAGCTACTAGTCCAGAACCGTCTGTATTTGCCCATGCACTAGAAACTTGTGTAGCATTAACATCACCAACATCATCTAAAAGTAATAATCTAACACCTGATACTTTTATAGCTGTAGGATCATAGTTAGTAGGATCAATAATATAATCTATACTAGTTCTATTACTAATAATAGTGTCTGAAGGGAAACTATCTGTATCAAAATCAATAGCAATAGATCCTTCGTCTAATGGATTAAGTGCAAATGTTCCTGTAACAGTCTTAGAATTATCATTACTAGTAAGATATATTCTACTAACGCCAGCAGCGTATACTCCAGGTAATGCTGTAAAAATTTCTCTCCAATTTTTTACGCCGACCATTCCGTTAGCAACTAACTGTGCTGCACCTTGGTTTACATATACGCCCCATTGTGCAAAGTTAACATTAGCTGAATGTCCTCCAGCTAACGAATCAATTCTTGTACCTCTGGCATCAGTTGATGTTCCAGGATTGGAAGTATCATCGTATGCGTTAAGTTGCGGCTTTGATACTCCATCTTCAATAGTACCGTTTTCTTCATCAAACATACTTGTTATAATATTAGTTATAACACCCATTTTACGTACTTTAGTAGGTGGACTAATATAGATAGGAACAGTAAAACTTAAAGTAGCAACATCTATTTCAGTATCTATGCCAACAGGAATACTTCTACTGCTCCACTGTACATTTTCAAGATGTACAGCAGTTATACTAGTCCAGTCAACGAAATTGTCTGTAGTTTGCATTTCTAAACTAGGATTAAACAATACTAATATTTGTTCTAATAACTGTAATTTTTGATCAGTATTACTTGCCCATATGTCTGCATTAACTCTCATTAAGTATGGCGTAGGAATTAATCTCTCTACAGTATATGATTTGCCTTCTGTGTTAAGGTATTCTTTATTAACTTCGTCGTATTGACGTTCACGTATATTAACTTTTCTAGTATACGTAGCATCAGTAAGTCGATCTTTATCTAACTCTAGTCCAGTAAGATATACACTAATTCTAGGAGCACTAGGTAATTTGTTTTCAGAGTTTTCTCTAATAATGTTAGCTACTTGACGTGTTAAATCACCGTACATAACAGGAACATCTTTTGTTTGTCCGTCACCATCAATTACAGGAAAGTTACTGAGTATACGCATCATCTGCGTAGTATAACGTCTAATTTGACCATCATAAAAATGTTGCATTAGTTATCCTTTTTTGGTCTAAGTGCTTTAGATAAGCTTTGACGTTCTGGCACAGTTTCGCCACCAATTGTACTTGATTTTGTATTGTTAGTAAACGACGATTTAAGAGTTTGTTTTTCTAAAGTATTACTCAGTGTCATTCTAACATCATCGTTCTGTTTCACCCATCGTTTCCCATCATATTTAAACATTCTGTTTGGTAAAAAGTCTGTACGTAAAAAATAATCACCTAAGAAATTATCTAATGGAAACGCAATGCCAAATCCAAACGGCGCACCATTTGGAGCAACATCACCAGTACCTACTAAGTATCCTGTGTAACCTTCTCTATCAGGACGATCACTAACTTCGTCAGCTCTGGTATTAATTCCAGAAGCATCTAAATCTGTTTGATCAGCAGTTTGTAGTGCAACAGTTCCATCTGGATTCGTTGCTATATTATAATAATGACTGATATCAAAGCCACTCTTTGGAGCGTCTACTTCAGCTTGTGCAACTACTGCTCTGTTTACCTGCATTTCTTTTTCATATGTAGATAATACATCTCTTAGTGTATTACTTGAATTTTCACTTGCAGGTAAGTCAAGTATATCCTTGTATTCTTGACCGTCATATATTTGTTTAAGTTTTAGTCTATATAAATGCGGATACCAAGTTTGACTGAATCCTTCTGCAGCACGGTTTACGTCTTCTACAACATAAAATCGTTTAAGTGCAGTATTATAATCATTAAGTGCATATTCGTCTGTTAAGTGAGGCAGTTCAATAACATCGCCACTCATAACTTTTCTACCTAATGCTTTTACACTACTGTTTATATGTATGGTCATAAACAGCGTATCATTACTTAAAAATAATCCAAACTGTGATAAGTCAAAATCAATATCTTGAACATTATATACAGCTCGCATTGTATAAACATCTGGATCATACTTTCTATCTCTATTTTCTAAAAATAGTAAGTCTTGTATGTTAGTTTCTTTTACTGCATCATAATGAGGTTGATCAGCAGTAGCTTCACTAGTGTCAGGGTTTCTAGCACCTAGGTACTTGTGAATATTAATATCAGTTCCGCCAACAGTAAACATTTCCTGGATCTGTCTATCTAGGAAATGGTAATCGTTACCGCGCTCTGGTTTGTATAAACTTATTCTTGGCATATACATATTTATCGTTAAGATAAATACTATGGAGAGAGTAGAGAATGACAGACTTAGCAACAGTAAAACAAAATGTATATGATTACGTAAATACGTCTCTTGGTGGCGGAATGATTGACGTTGAATTAGATCCTATCCATTACGAAACAGCATTAGGTAAAGCTTTAAGCAAATTTAGACAAAGATCGGATAATAGCGTAGAAGAATCGTACTTATTTTTAACTACAGTTGTTGATCAGAACGAATATGTATTACCTAATGAAATAATGGAAGTCCGCAAACTATTCCGTAGAAGTATTGGCTCACGCACAGCCGGCGGTGGCGGCGGCTCATTATTTGAACCATTTAATGCTGCATATACAAATACATATTTGTTATCAGGATCAAAAATGGGCGGGCTAGCAACTTATGACATGTTTGCACAGCATCAAGAACTAGTAGGTAGAATGTTTGGATCTTTTATAGAGTTTAAATGGAATACTACTACTAAAAAATTGACACTACTACAGCGTCCTAGAGCAGAAGAATCAATACTACTTTATGCATATAACTATCGTCCAGATGAACAGTTATTAACGGACTACCTTGCAAGTCAGTGGATTAAAGACTTTACCCTTGCTAGCTGTAAATATATGCTAGGCGAAGCACGTTCAAAATTTGCTACTATAGCAGGCCCGGGAGGCGGAAGCACACTTAACGGTGATGCACTAAAAGCCGAAGCACAGTCTGAAATGGAAAAACTTGAGAACGAAGTATCTATGGCAGTAGCGGGCGGTGTAGGCTACGGCTTTACAATCGGCTAAAAAAACACTTGACAATTCACTAAAACTATCGTATAATATATAGTATACTACTAACTTAGGAGACTTTATATGATTATCGGTATCTGTGGACTTATTGGTTCTGGCAAGGGTACAGTGAGTGATCACCTTGTAGACACATACGGTTTTGAAAAAATATCATTTGCAGACAAATTAAAAGATGCTGTATCTGAGCTATTTGGATGGAATAGACAGATGCTTGAAGGAGACTCGTCTGATTCAAGAGAATGGCGAGAAGTCCAAGATGACTTTTGGACAGAAGAAACTGGTAGAATAATTACTCCTAGACTAGTACTACAAGAATTTGGCACTGACTGTATGCGAAACGGATTCTATGATGGTATATGGGTAAGCATGGTAAAACAAAGGATTATAAACAATCCCAACACAGCGTTTGTAGTACCTGATGTAAGATTCCGTAATGAACAGAATGTTATAAGAGATTTAGGCGGCGAAGTTTGGCAAGTTAAACGTGGCGCCGATCCTGAATGGTTTGGTAGTGCAATACTTGATAATCAATCAGATAACAAGTTAATGGCAGAGTATGACATCCATCCTAGTGAATGGAAATGGATTGACACTAATAATAAATTTGATTCAATATTGTACAATGACGGAACAATTGAAGATCTTAAAAGTCAGGTCGAAGATCACCTTGCTTCCAACGAACACCAGTCTTTTGCGTAATACGCTGACAGTTAGCACATATAGTTTTTAAATTAGTCGGTCTACAATTTTGTAGATCTCCGTCTATATGAAATACATCAAACTGCTCAGAATGTTTACTTTTAAAATTACACTTTTCACAGTAGTCTTTTTTTTCATAACCGTACTGTTGCCACTTAGGAACCCCGTGTCCTTCGCCATTCCGTAAACAGCGTTCACATAATCTTCTGTAATATGTTTTGCCTGCTTTCTTATAGTTAATTGCTGCAGGTCTTTGTTTACAACTACATAAAGGTCTCATACAGTATTTAGCTCACCTTTTTGGTACCTTTTCTTGGGCTCTATAACAGGTGGTTTTGTAATTTTAATATAAATACAAGTAGACGAACAAATCCAACAGGAGAATTAAAATGGCATTAACATCACCAGGCGTAGAAGTCAAAGTTATTGACGAATCATTCTACACCCCAGCAGCGGCTGGCACGGTACCAATGATTTTTGTTGCAACTGCTAGTAATAAAACAAGCAGCTCAGGAGCAGGAACAGGTATCGGAACGCTAAAAGCTAACGTGGGTAAACCTTACTTAATCACCAGTCAAAGAGAGCTTGGTGAAACATTTGGCGATCCGCTTTTCTATTCCGACGCAAACGGAAATATGATACATGGCGGCGAACTCAACGAATATGGACTACAAACAGCATACTCATTACTAGGTGTAACGAATAGAGCTTACGTAGTACGAGCAGATTTAGATTTATCTAAACTAACAGCAAGTGCATCAGCACCAGGTGGTGAGCCAGCAAACGGCGCATATTGGTTTGATACAATGAATTCACTATTTGGTATTTTAGAATGGAATTCAAAAGCTATTACACTTACAGGTGGCCAAAGCTTTTCTACTAAGACACCAACAGTAATTACAAAACTAACAGACTTAGTTGGCGGAATAGCTACAGGTGTACCAAAAGCATCCGTAGGCGCAATTGGCGAATATGCTATTGTAGCGGCTACTACTACTAACAAATTTTACTTAAAGTCAAAAGGTAATACAGGAGCTGGCATTGCAGCAGGCACATGGGTTGTTGTTGGATCAACTAACTGGCATGCTAGTCAACCAGCAGTTATTGGTACAGTATCTAATCCATCGTTAACTAATGGTAATACTATTTCAATTAACTCAAGCACAGTTACATTAGCTGGTACTACAATTACAGCATTAGCTGCAGATATTAATACAGCATCAATTAGTGGTATTACAGCAGCAGCAGTAGATGGAGTAATAGAAATTTACTCAACAGGCGCTGATGTAATTATAGCTAATGGTACAGGAACTATATTAACAGGCACAGGTATTACAGCAGCAACACATGAAGCTCCAAAGCTTACTATTGCTCCACATACTAGTGTTCCTGCTTATAAAGCTACTGATACAAGCCCAGCACCAACAGGAAGCCTTTGGATTAAAACAACTGCTCCAAATGGTGGTGCTAACTACAAGGTTAAGAAGTACTCAACTGCTACTAAACTTTGGGGAACAATTACTGCACCAGTATACAGCACAAACCAAGCAGCAATTTATGCACTTGATAAGTCAGGTGGCGGCGCAGGTATTGCATTAGGTAATTTGTATATTAATACAAATGTTGAAGAAGTTAGCCCAATTATTGCTAATAGTAAAATCTTTACTAGAGCATCAACTGGCGCAACTACAATTGCTTCAACAGTAATTACTACACAATGTACAGCAGCTTCGTATACATTTACTTTGCAAGAGACCAAAGCGGCTACTTTAGCATTAGATACTGCTAAAACTATTAGCGTAACTACAACAGCAGCTTCAAGTGATGCAGATGTAATTGCAGGAGCAATTAATGCTGCTGGCTTTACAAACGTTACAGCTATTGTTGATGCTAGTAACAAAATTCAAATTAATCACAAATTAGGTGGTGAAATTAGAATTAAAGATACAGGCGGCGTACTAGCATTAGCTGGATTTGCTGTTTATAACTTTGTTACAGGCGCAGGAACAGGTAACTTGTATACAGCACCAACAGGTGATGCTGCAAGTGATTTTGTTGCAAGTAACTGGAGAGAGTTAACTTATACTGCTTCAAAATTAGCACCAACTAGCTTAACTGAAAATGGTACACTTTGGTACAGTTCAGTAGTAGACGAAGTAGATCTTATGATCCACAATGGTACTACTTGGGTAGGTTATCACAACTACACAGCAGCTTATGCTAACTGTGATCCATTAGGACCAATTGTAGCAGCTACAGCACCGACAGTACAGTCAGACTTAACTGCACTTGTTGAAGGTGATATTTGGATTAGCACAGCTAGTGTTGAAAATTACCCAGCAATTTACAGATGGAACAATACTACTTCTAAATGGGTATTGCTTGATAAAGCAGATCAAACTACAGAAAACGGTGTACTGTTTGCGGATGCAAGATTTGGTATTACAGGTGGTTCATCCACACAAGCACCAAATTCAACTATTCCAATTATGTTAACAAGTAACTTCTTAGATCCAGATGCTCCAGATCCAGCACTATATCCAAAAGGTATGCTACTTTGGAACTTACGCAGAAGTGGGTTTAATGTTAAGAAATTTGTACGTAACTCAATTGATGTTACTGCACTTAACACTAGGCAATCAGATGCGTCAATGGCAGCTTACTATCCACACAGATGGGTAACTGACTCAGGTAATGCAGAAGATGGTTCAGGAACATTTGGACGTCATGCACAACGTAAGAGTGTTGTACAAGCGTTACAAGCACTAGTTAATAGTAACCAAGAAATACGTGATGAAGAATCACGTCAGTTTAACTTAATGGCTTGCCCAGGTTATCCTGAATTAATTGGCGAAATGATTACGCTTAACACTGATAGACGTTTAACAGCATTTGTTGTAGGCGACACACCAGCAAGATTAACACCAGATGCTACTTCACTTAATGAGTGGGCTACAAACGTTAAAGTTGCACTAGAAGATAACGATAATGGTGCAGTTAGCTTTGATGAGTATATGGGTATGTATTATCCATGGGGCTTTACAAGTGATAATAGCGGTAACAATGTTGTTGTTCCTCCAAGTCATATGGCACTACGTACTATTGTACTAAATG